TCTATGGATGAAGGCATGGTTGATGAACTCCGTGATCCTGTTGGAACTATTGTTGATTGGTGGAGTTGGGATGATGCAGCACTTGCTGCAGATTACGCAAACTACGTAGATCCAATTTATGATGTATCAAATCAAGACCCGACTAAAGGTCGCAGATGGAATGACCCTTTTGAACTTCCAGTAATTTTGGCGCAGTTAATGCGTGGTACCAACATAATGAATGAGCGAGGCTTCTACGTAGTAGATACTCTGCGCCTTGTAGTATCTGTAGCAGATATAAATAGATTACTGCCAGCAATGGTTACCGATCCAAACCAACACATTAAGGACCGTGTGGTGTTTCAAGATCAAGTATTTGTTCCTACAAGAGTCTTGCCTCGTGGAAGATACGCCGAACGTTATTCAGTAATAACTATAGACTGCAATTTAATCAATGCAGAAGAGTTAGTAAACGATCCTCAATTCCAAACCTACGCAAATTAACCATGGGAAATTTTGAGGAGTTATTAGACCCCTCTCTCTTTGAGTTTGATGCGGTAGAATTAGATGACCAAGTAGAAGAGGATGATGATGGCAACTAAAAGATCAAAAGGAAAAGTTGAAAAAGTTATGAAAGAGTACAAAGAAGGAAAGTTGCACTCAGGTAAGAAGGGTCCTGGTAAAGGACCAGTTGTTAAATCAAAGAAGCAGGCGGTTGCAATTGCAATGAGTGAAGCGGGTATGTCAAAGAAGTCAAAGAAGAAGTAATGAACAAACGCCGTTCATCAATTGGAGCACGGGCTGGTAAGCAACCCCAAAAGAACATTCAAACTAATATTACTGAGAGTAAGTATGAGTCTGGTGGCGCAAAATTAAAGAGGAAAAAGGGTGGAACGGTAAGAAAACCTAAAGCCCCAATCCGTTATAAACATAAGAAATCGGTGACCTGATGGCAGATAAAAAGAAAGCAGAAAAACCAGTAACTCTGGCTATTGGTGTTCCTAAGAAGAAAGCCAAGGTAATTCATAAAGTTTCTAAAAATAAAAAGGGCGATATTGTTGTTGAGCACACCAATAGCAATCAAGGTAAATGGGATAAAATTAACCTTACAAAAATGGGCGGATCAAAGACTGTTAAGCAAGGTGTCAAGGCTGTAAAGAGTTGGCACAAGAACAATCCTCATAGAAGTCAGGGACGCTAATGGCAAAGACAGCAGCATGGCAACGCAAAGAAGGTAAGAATCAAAAAGGTGGCCTTAATGAAAAGGGCCGCAAGTCTTACGAAAAGGCTAACCCAGGATCAGATTTAAAGGCGCCAAGTAAAGACCCTAAGAACAAAAGACATAAAGCATTTTGTAAAAGAATGAAGGGTATGAAGGCAAAGAACACTTCAGCCAAAACTGCTCGTGATCCAGATAGCCGTATCAACAAGTCATTAAGGGCGTGGGACTGTGGCTGCTAAAAAGTTTTGGGACACTAAAGACCCATCAGGCAAGGATAAGAAGTTATCCTCATCTCAGAAGTCTGCGGCTAAGGCGAGAGCCAAGGCAGCAGGACGTCCTTATCCCAACCTCGTGGATAATGCCGCAGTGGCTAAAAAAGCCAAGAAGAAAGGTAAATAGATATGTGCAAATCATGTGGCTGTAAGTGCACCAAGACCAAGAAGGTCAAGGGCTGTAAGTGCAAGTGTTCCACTTGCTCAGGTGGTAAGAAGTAATGAAGAAGTCATTAACCCCTAAGCAGAAGAAGATCGCTGGTGCTGCAAAGCCTGTCGACAAAATTACTGGCGCAGATTTCAAGGCGCTTAAAAAGAAGAAGAAAAAAGTAGTTTAATGAAGTACACCAAGGCCTCTGACAAGAAGCAGGATGCCAAGACCACAAAGGGATTGGATAAAGAAGAGAAGGCCAAGTTTGAAAAGATGGATAAGAAACATCGCAAGCCTAAATCCCAAGAGGATGACCGCAAGATGGATGTTGCTAATGTAAAAAAGATTAAGGCTATGTCTAAGAAGCACGAAGCCAAAGAAGGTAAAAAGGGCGAGAAGGCTGAAGACAAGCGAGAAGCAAAGTCTAAAAAGAAGTAAAGAGTTAGGCCCCGAAAGGGGCCTTTCTTCTTTATCATTGCATTATCAGAACACCGCTGCGGTGTCTGACTACTGTGTCCCACAGGTTGCGATAAAGGGGTTACTTATTATGGCTTTAAAACCATGGTGGCAACAAGCCATTGAGATATCTAATATCAATGAACGTGAAGAGTTTGTTCGGGGTGTGTTTGGATTCCGCCCTACAGAAAAACGTCCCGCTATCGCATCGATTCTTGCAGGTACAACCGCAGCCTATCTTGCTGGTGCTGTCTATGTTACTTCTAAGGCAAAGTCGAAAGCGAAGAAAAAGAAGTGACATATTTAAAAAAAGCCAAAGAATCTTTAAATAGAGCCAGTGTAGAAACCACCCGCTTCATGGGTGCACACCTGCGTTCAGAGGCTCGCGCTTCAGGCTGGCCTGAAAAAATTGTAAAGCACCTTCATGTTAGACATAGCGGTGGCGCATTTACCATTCACGGTAATCCAAAACACAAGGCTGAAATTGAAAACCTTGAATACGGTACTCCAGATACTCAGCCAACCGCTGCAATTCGTAGATTTAATAATCGTCAAACAGAGGCAGAGAAATTTCTATTGGCTCGTACTATGAGTCACTTGAATGGACACCTATGACATTCATATTAAGTGAGGATGAAGCACTTCGTAATCTTTTAAAAGAGATGACTGTTACAGATCAAAAGGCATCCTCTGCTACTGCTAAGACAGTAACACGAAAGGCACTTGCTACTAATGTAGTGACTCTAACAACCTCTGTTGCACACGAGTTTGAGGTTGGCGATACCATTACCGTTTCTGGTGTAGGCGTTCCTTTTAATGGCTCATATATTATTACTGCAATACCTTCGCCCACCTCTTTAAAGTATGCAAAAGTAAACGCAAATATTGCTAGCGTTGCTTCAGGTGGCACAGTGACCCCAGGTACAACTAGAAAAGTTGGCGTATGGTTTGGGCAACCTGACCAGGAAATAAGATCACAGTCTTATCCATATGTAACTATTGATTTAATTGATATTGCAGAAGATTTCTCCCGTGCAATGCGTGGAAAAGCAAAACCAGCGTATTTAAGTAACCCATCTATTATTGGTGACAGTACTGCTTGGAATACAAATAAACATGACTGGGAAATTAACTGGCCAATTCCAGTAAACATTGACTATCAGATTACTACCTATGCCCGTCAACCTCGTCATGATCGAGAGTTATTGGCACAGTTACTGTACTCAAAGATTCCATTACGGTTTGCCGTACTTACTGTAGGAAGTAATACAGTCCAAGGTACAACTCGCCGTTTGGATGTTCTTGATATTTCTAAAAGAGATATCACAGAACAAGGAAAGAGACTATTTGTAAATGCAATAACAGTCCGTGTCTCCAGTGAGATTGCGGCTGAAACATTCAAACAGATGTACAAAGTGTTGCAACTAAACGTCACAGGCACAACTGGAAGTCAGATCATAGATCGCTCTCAGTTTACTGCCATCGATACGTATACTCAATCGGCACCATAAGGTCCCTCCCCCAAACTAGTTAGGAGAAAAAATGGCTTATAGCCGTCCAGGTGTTTACATAAGTGAACGCTTACTACCGCCAGTACTTCCAAGTGGAGTTACTGCAAATGCTGCTGGCGCAGTTGTTGCACCTTTTGCACAAGGCCCAGAAACAGTAACCCTTGTTAATTCTTGGTATGAATTTACCAAGTACTTCGGAGGTTACAACGCAACCTATCCAGCAACCTTCCAGGTTGGTTCATTCTTTGCTAATGGTGGACGTGAACTTTATGTTCAACGTTTGCTTGCGGCTAATGCTGTTGCTGCATCTAGAAACTTAGTAGATTCAGGCAGCACTGCACGAGTAACTGTTACATCAAAAAATGCTGGAACAGATGGAAATAATCTTCGTGTTGTTGTTACTGCTGGTGAAGTTGCAAGTACTTACACACTTACTCTTTACAAAGAGTCTGGTGTAGCAAATGATATTACTGATGATATTCTTCTTGAAAGATATTCAAATGTTGTATTTGATGACGCTGCTTCAAGTGATTATGCTCCAACAGTAATCAACAATATTTCACCAAATATCTCAGTTGCTGTTATTGCTGGTTACGCTGGTCAAGGAATAGTAAGTGCTACCTATCCATTAACAAGTGGAACAAACGGAACAGCAACTGCTGCTACTGATTACACTAACTATAAGGCTGGTGGCGCTTCAGTATTTGAACGCTTTACTTCACTAGACCGTCCATTAGTGGTCTTTATTCCTGACGCAAATGCATTAGCATCTGGAACCGTTTCAGTCTTTGATGCAGCAACTTCTTGGGCAGAAGATAATAACGGCTTTGTTGTAATTGGAACTGATCCAGATTTAACAGTTGCAAATGCTGTTTCTTTTGCTGGTTCTCTTACAGATACAAGCAATGCTGCTGTCTACTATCCAAACGTGTACATCTCTGATCCACTAGGACGTAGTTCTGGAGCACTTCGCAAAATTGAACCTGCGGGTGCCGTTGTTGGTCTTTACCTATCAATAGATGCCAGCCGTGGAGTGTTTAAAGCACCTGCTGGTATTTCAACTCCAGTACTAGGAATTGTTTCTGTAGAGAAATCATTTACATCAACTGAACTAGATACTATGAACGCAAGCACATCTCCAGTAAACCCAATCCGTCAGATTCCTGGCGCTGGGCTTTCTGTAATGGGTGCTCGTACACTTAAGCAAGATGGAACTGCAAACAAGTATGTAAACATGCGTCGTTCTTTAATTTACATTCGTAAGAATTTAAAGAACCTAACAGAGTTTGCATTATTTGAAAACAATGATGAAAGATTGTGGGCACGTATAAACACAAATCTTGGATCATTCTTAAATGAGTATCGCAACCAAGGTGGACTTCGTGGAGCAACTGCTACCCAGGCTTACTTTGTAAAGTGCGATGCAGAGAACAACTCAGATGCAGATATTGCAAATGGTGAAGTTCACATTCAGGTTGGTGTTGCCCTTCAATACCCAGCAGAGTTCATCGTCATCGATCTCAGCCAAAAGACGCTGAACTAACCCGAAGGAGATAATAAATAAATGCCTACAATCATTAATAATCGGTCAAATTTACTTACCGATCCATTACGTAACTTTAGATTTTTAGTTACGTTTAAACCGCTGACTAGCGTTGGAGGAGCACCTACCAGTGCTGCAACAACCGCCCTTGGTAATGCAACAACCTTTGGGTTTACATCAGTCTCTGGAATGGCTGTTACAACTGACTCCATTCCTTACCGTGAAGGTGGGTACAACACCACTGTTCACCAGATTCCAGGACAAACCACATTTGCTCCAATTACGTTGCAACGTGGTGTAATCCTAGGAAGTAATCAGAACTATGAATGGATGCGTAATCTATTTGCAACAGTTCAAGGTGGCGGGTCAACTCGTGCTAGAACCGATAACTTCCGTTGCGATTTAGAGATTGCTGTTCTATCTCATCCAATTCCATCAGCAGGTGAAACTGCTCAAAATAGTCCAGCAGCAACCGACCATGTAGCGATGCGCTTTAATGTGTATAACTGCTGGCCAACTGCTGTGGCATACTCAGATCTAAACGCTGGTGATAACGCATTGTTTGTTGAACAAATGACTCTAGTCCATGAGGGCTTTGATGTTAACTGGGCAGCAAATCTAACAACTTCAGCAGCAGCATTCTAAGCCTAATCTAACAAAGGAACATAATGACGAACACAATTAGTGCAGCGGCTAATCCCGCATTAGCAAACCAAATGTTAAACAAGGCGTTAACTGAAACGCCAAAAGAAAGAACTCCTGAAATCGTATCTCCTTCAGATACAACTGTTGAACTTCCTGGCGGCTATTTAAACGCCGCTGGGGAGATCATCAGAACTGCAGAAGTACGTGAACTTACTGGTAAAGATGAAGAACTCATCTCAAAAACTACTAACTTAGGTAAAGCAATACTTACAATCCTACAACTAGGAACTGTAAGAATTGGCAATGAATTAGCCACAGATAAGATATTAGATGAGTTACTAGTAGGAGATAGAGATGCAATACTTCTTGGAATTTTAAAAGCCACCTTTGGTAGCAAAGTTAAGATTCCAGTATTCACTAATGGAGAAGAGAAATTAGTAGAGGTTGATATCACTACTGATATTAAAACCAAGATCCTTACTGATCCAATCAATGGACGAATGTTTACTGTTAAAGGTAAGAGCCTTGAGTACACAGTAAAACTTCCTAACGGAGTTGTTCAAAGAGAAATGATCAATAACATGGATAAGACCTCTGCAGAACTAAGTACTATCGTTCTAGAAAATACGGTAGTTCGTATTGGAGAGAGCCCTGTGTATAGCAAGAACCAAGTGCAAGCACTTAGCGTTGTTGATCGCAGAACTATCATTGAAGAAATTAATAAGAGAGCGCCAGGTCCTCAGTTTGAAGATGTGGTCATTATTGATCCAGAAACAGGAAGTGAGGTAACGGTTCCTATTAATTTAGGATCCTTATTTCAGTTCTAATGTAATTGGTTATGTCAGATTGTTCTATGAATGGTCTTCCATAAGCGAGTTTTATAGCAGTTGGTCTCTCTCAGAGATAAAGGATATGTCTCGAAGAGAGAGAAGTAATTGGTTAGAGATTGCCCGAGTTCGAAACGAAAGGATGATGAATGGCTAAAGATCCCATCTCCCAAGTTTCTGGGCTGAACGCAGGTTTAGATAATACTGTAAAAAAATTAAACCTTATTGAATCATCCTTAAAAAAATTAAGCGGACTTGCTGGCACCACCTTGAAAGGTGTTACATCGCTTCTAACTCCAGGTGTTGGTCAGAGTACCAGCATGGGACTTGGAACAAGTGGCGCTCAGTTTAGTAATGGAACTGGTGGCAGCCAAAGCGGAATGATGCCTTGGCTCTACTCTAAAAAAGGCGCAGCCGCAGTTGGTGGAGTTCAGTTTGGTTTAGGTGCTGCTAGCGGAGCCTACAATGCAATGCCAGATCTTGGATTAACAGTTGCTCGTGCAACTGGTTTCTACCAGAGCGCTTTATCTACTGGCGGTCAAATGAACCGTGCTGGTGTGGCTAAAGCAACCTTTAGTGCATTAGGTGGCGGCGTAACTAGTCCTGGTTCTGATCAGTATGTTGCGTCGATACTTACTCAAGGCTACGGCTACATGCCAGGAACTTCAGATTTTAATAGAGCAGTAAAAGAAGTTGGTGGCGCTGCTCGTTATCTTGGAATGGGCAATGAAGCAGCAGCACAAGCAATTGGCGGATTTCAAACTGGTTCAATGGGCGGAAGATTATATGGATTAGGTATCAGTACCTTTGATCCAGCAACTGGTAAGGCTAGATCTACTGGCGATATTGTTAATCAATTTTATGCTCGGTTTGCTCAACCAGGAAAACAATACACCTCTGAACAAATAAATTTAGCAATACGTTCTGGTGGCGCTGGTGCATACATGAGAGCCGCTGGTTTATCTGATAATCAAATCTCAATTGTTAGACAAGGGTTACTTGATAAGGCTGCTGGTAAAAAGTTTGATTTAGAAAATGCGCCATTTAATCCTGACAATCCAACAAACGCACAGATGACAATTGCTACATCTATGACATCCTTAATGGAGCGTGGAACAACGCCAATGATTGCTGGGTTTAATGATGCTGCAACAGCAGCCGCCGCATTAAACGCACAGTTAGAAAAATTACCTGATGGGTTCTTTAAAGCAAGAGGACTTGTTCAAGGAATGTCTAATACAAATGCTGGTTCTCTTGTTGGTGGTATTGCTGGAGGAATTGCTGCGGGCGTATCAACACTTGCAATTGGCGCTGGTGCTCGTAAGGCTCTTGCAGGATTAGCAGCCAAAGGAGCAACAAATGTTCTTGCTGGTGGTGGTGGCGCTGCAGCAAGTACTGTTGCAAAATTTGGAATGAAAGCCGCATTAAGAGCAGTTCCTGGTGTTGGTACCGCATTACTTGCTTATGAGGGATTAAAGTTTTTAGGAAAAAATATGTTTGGAACTCCTGCTAATGCGGCACAAGCACCTCAAGAAAAATCAACAATCTCGGGTAACGTACCTGATAAATTAATAACGGGAAATACAGAACAACAAAAATTTGCTAGTGATCTTTTAACTAAAATTGGCGCTCCATTAACTTCTGAAAATTTAAAAGCAATGACAACTTGGATGGCTTATGAAGGCGGTCATTGGAAAAATAGTGCAACCTATAATCCGTTAAATACAACACTTGAAACAAGTGCCTCTGCTGGAAGCATGAATAGTGTTGGGGTACAAAAGTATTCTAGTTACGAGGGAGGACTATCAGCAACTGCTCAAACTTTAAACATGGATTATTATGCAAATGTTAGAAAAGCGTTATACGAAGGCAAAGATGCAAAGAAAGTATTAAACGAAGTGTCTGCTTCTCCTTGGGGTACCTTTAAATCTGGATCTAGTTCTAGTTCTAGTTCTATTTCTAGTTCAATTGGAAATAAAACAGTTAACATAAATGTAAATTTAGCCAATGCCTCAGTTTCTGAAGCAAACGTTCTTGCTAAAAAAGTAAAAGAAATTTTATTAAATGATAAAGATCTTCAAACAGTAGGGAGTAAATAATGGCTGAAACTCCTGATAGGTATGCTAGACCAGGAACCACTCTAACAACCTCACAAATTATTTCAAACATTCAAAATGAACAACAACGAGTTCGGAATGAAAAAAATATAAATGCTGAAAAAGCAAAACAACAAAAAGCATTGCAAGAAGCGGTGCGGGAGTTTGACGTATTAACAACTGCAAAAAAAGCAAGAAACGTTGAGTTGGCTGGATTAGAAACTACGTTAAGAAATTTATACGTTGCTTATGGACCACCTCCATACACTGGTGGTGAACAATCAAATTTAAATAATGCAATTACAAATATAAATGCAATGAAGTCAGCAATTGCAACACTTACATCTAGAATAAATACTGCTGACACTTTAAAGAAATCAATTCAGAATCAACTAATCTCAGCATCTACTGCTGATGCAAAAAAAGTTTTAGATAAAACAAAGCCAGTTGTTAATAAAGGTAAGGGTAAGGGTAAAGGTAGCACTCAAATAAAACCTGCAGGAACAGAAACTGCTCCGCCTCTAAAAAATCCTCCTCTACCTCCTTATACCTATAACGCTCCAATGGTTCAATCCGCATACTTTAGAGACAAGGCGCCTCAAGGCAATACTGCATCTAGTAGCGTATCAGGTCCAGGAAATTATCCTGATGCTAGAAATGCGTTTGGAATAACAAGTGAAACAGCAAAAGGAACAATTCAAATGTCCCGTAAGTTTCAAGATTCAACTCAATTTTATAATAAAAAAGAAATAAGCAATCAAGATTTAACAATGTACGGATTTAAATTTTTATACAACCCAAACGAAGTCAGTATGGGTTGGGGAATTGCTGAAGGTTTTAACCCAGAAGTTATTCAGTCTGGCGCTGATGGTGGGTTTGGTACTATTGGTGCTGGTATGTTTCAAAGTACTGTGGACTTTACTCTCTTGTTAAACCGAATTGGAGATATGTCTTACCTTGATTCTAATGGATTAGTAAGTCCATCTATTAATCCTTATCCAAATAATTTTAATACTGCTGAAGATTTACAAATGATTTATAAAAAAGGCACAATGTATGACTTAGAGTATTTATTTAGAACTTTAAATGGACCAAGTGCAATTTATGATTCTGGTTTAAATGGTAAAACTGCAGATCGTGGTTATTTGACGGGTGCAATGGTTGAATTGCATTTAGGTGATGGACTTAGGTATCAAGTTAGAGTTGGAAATATAAGTATTAACCACACGTTATTTAATGATCGAATGGTTCCCCTTGTTTCAAATGTGCAAATAAGTTGTCATAGGTATGTTGATATTCCAGTAGGGGGAGATAGATAATGATTTTTTTAGATAGCAGATATGTTGATGGAACCTTATTCAAGGCTTGGCATGCAAATAAACAAGAGTATCATCTAACTGTTTTTAGACAATATCCTGAACTAATACAGTCTTATTTTATTTATGAATGGATTGAAACAGACCGTTTAGACCTATTAGCAATTAAATTTTTAGGCAACTCTGGTTTGTGGTGGCAAATTTTAGATATGAATCCTGAAATTATTAATCCACAAATTATTGAACCAGGAACACAAATAAGGATTCCAAATGCTTAACGCAGAACTTCAAAATAGACTCAGTAGTTCTTTTACCGTTTCTTATCCAGATTTTCCTTCTATTACAGTTTTACCAAGAAGTATAACTATTCATCAAGAAATGGGTAAACATGATATTGTAGAAATTAAATATAGAACTTTAACTTCTGGAATTTATAAAGGAATAAAAACTGGTGTTCCAGTTAAAATTTCTTGGAAGAATGTTAAAGCATCTGGAACGTTTTGGGGTTACACAACAACGGTTTCTTTTCCTACAAAATACCAACAATATGATGAGGTTAAAGTTATGTGTGTAGGGGCATCTTATCCTTTAAAAGACGGGGGGTACAAAATTTGGAGTAATAAAACAGCATCAGAAATTGCAATTGATATTGCAAACAAAACAAAATTAAAACCTATGGTAACTTCTCATCCAACTAGATTTACACAACAGTCTTTAAATGGAAAATCTTATTGGGAAAAGTTAAATGAACTTGCAGATCAAATTGGTTATGGACTACAGGTTTCTGGAACAGAATTACACTTTCATCCTATAGATAAAATGATAGATCAATTTATGACAACTATTCCAATAATGGCTTTTAAAGATCCGTTAACATCTCCTTCAAATTTGTTTAACTCTCCTACTTTAGACGCTTTTGAACCAAAAATTGGAGATTACATTGAAGGAGGACAGTACACTCGAACTACAAATACGGTTAGTGGAGTTGATCCTGTAACTGGTAAATTAATTTCTGAAAAAACATCTCCAAATAAAGTTGGTAAATCTTTAAGAAAAGATACTAAAGATCCATTATTTATAAGTAATAAAACAACAACTGTAGCAAACAGTGCAGCAATGGCTAGGTCACTGTCTGGGGCAGCATCACATCTAGGTAGACTAACAATACCTGCAACTGGAAGTGGACAAGGGGACCCTAGAATGGCTCCTTGGAGAACCATTGAGGTTAGAGGTATTGGAAGTCATGGTGATGGTTTTTGGATTATTAAAAAAGTTCAACATTATCTACATGCTGATGGAAGATATCAAGTAGAGTTTTCTTGTTTGGCAGACGGAGTAGGACAAAACAAATCAAGTGTGTTTAGACCAGCAGGTGCTGATGCCATTCCGTACAAAAACATTGCAAACGACATGGTTACAAATCCCCAAGGTAGACCTAAATCAACTAAACTAAGCGCTAAGTCACCCCTTGTATCTCAAGGATCTGCGGGATATAAAGTGTCTCCAAGACAATGGAAAGGTAACTAATGGCTGAAAGAGCAATCTCTCTTCCTTTTTCTGTTGATCCATATGGACGAGTATCTTCAACACAACTCCAATCAAAAATTTGGTCTGATAAAGTTAAATCCGTATTAGGAACAACTTTGCGAGAGCGAGTAATGCGTCCAAATTTTGGTACACTAATTCCTTATTCATTGTTTAATTCAGAAACAAGTGCTGTTGCTGAAATAACTTCTGAAGTTAATTCGGCTTTTGTAGGGCAATTACCTCTATTAAGTCTTCAAAAAGTAAATGTAACAAGTGATCAATATTCAAATGTATTAACCGTAGAAGTAATTTATGGATTACCAAACAGCGAAGTAGTAAGTACCGTCGTTGGATTGGTGCTTATTCAAGGTACTAAACCTATTTATGAGGAGTTGTTATGACCATAGCCCCAGTATCTAATATTCCAGTATCAATTGATTATACTGGTCGAGACTACTATTCGCTTCGTGATGAATTAATTGCCAGAATTCAAACCAGAATTCCTGAATGGACCGCTTCAGATCCTGCAGATTTTGGAGTTGCTTTAGTTGAAGCCTTTGCATATATGGGAGATTTAATGTCTTACTATATTGATAGGGTTGCAAATGAATCTTTTATTACAACTGCAACTCAACGAGAGAGTCTTTTAAATATTGCTCTAACCTATGGGTATACTCCTGCGGGGTATAGAGCCGCAACGGTTGATGTTGTTTTTTCAAACTCATCTGATGCAAACGTTACTATTCCTGCTGGAACTGTTGTAACTGGAACCGTTGTAATTGGAGATACTGCTGAAACTGTTTACTTTACAACAGATGCAGAAGCAGTGGTTCCTAGCATTACAGGTGAAACTCCAGGAAGTTACACCGTCAGCGCTGGTGAAGGTAGATCAGTTATTTTAGTTGGAGACAACACCACTACCTATGGAGAATTAGTTGGAACTTCTGACGGTTCTCCAAACATGTTTTTTGAATTAGGAGAGACTCCTGTAGTAGATGGTTCTATTGAAGTGTTTGTGCAAGATGGAGATATATTTTCAAAATGGACTCAAGTTCAACACATCATAGATTATGGTCCAACAAATTTAGTTTATTCAGTTTTTTCTGATTCTAGCAATGTTGTGTCAATAAGATTTGGTGACGGTGTGTCTGGAACAATCCCAACTAATTACTCAGAAATAAGAGTACGGTATACGGTTGGTGGGGGAACACTAGGAAATATTTCAACTAGTACTTTAGATACTATTGATTATATTCCTGGATTGTCTGAAGGAGAAACTACCGCAATTCAAGGAGTAGTTACTGTTACAAATGCTGTTGTTGGGTTAGGCGGTTCTGATCCAGAGAGTAATCAACAGATACGTATTGCAGCACCGTCGGCATTACGTTCTGGAAACAGGGCTATAACACTAAAAGATTTTGCTGATCTTGCCGTTTCTGTAAGTGGTGTTGGAAAAGCAAATGCTACTGCTGCGGTGTGGACATCAGTAACCCTTTACATAGCGCCAACTAGAACAGCAGAAGATACAGACATTGCTCCTGGTTTAGACGACAATGACGATCCCACTGCTGAATACGACAGAATTGAATCAGATGTTGCAGAATATTTAACTGATAAAGTATTGATAGGAACAACGGTAACAATTGAACCGCCAACATACATAGATGTGGTTGTAACACTCCAATACACAAAGTTAGAAACTTACACAGTTGATGAAGCAGAAGAAAGCCTAAAGAATGCTTTGTTAACTGGATTTGGTTATGTAAACATGAACTTTGCGGATAAAATTTATCCACGAGATATTGAGTTCGTTACTCAACAAGCACCTGGAATTGAGACTGTTACAGTGACTGCTTTGTACAGGTCTGGTGGTTCTGGCTTAAATACTTTAACAGGTGATGCAGATGAAATTTTCCGTTTTCAAGAAGCAAACATAAATCTTAGTGAGATTTAATGGAGTACTTAGGAGTCTATAGGGGAATTGTTAAAAACAATGCTGATCCTAAAAAACAAAAAAGATTAAAAGTTACTGTTCCACAAATTACTGGTACAGAAGTAAGTGATTGGATTCTTCCCCTTGAGCCATCTAACATAAGCGTTGATGTACCAACGGTGGGCCAAGGAGTGTGGATTACCTATGTTGGAGGAGATACTGGTTATCCTGTATGGGTAGGATCTTTTGGTAAAAATCAAGGTAAGAATAAAAAAATATTTATTAAACCATTGGCTAATTCAGTATCCTTAACTGGGTTAACCGCACATGTAATTACTGTAAAACAGTCTGATGGAACTACAGAGGTTGACTTAATTGCCACTATTATGGCTTTGGCTAATAAAGTTAAAACACTAGAAACTACTGTAAGTGGGTTAAAGACCACGTTAGGAACAAGGTCATCCACTATTCACAGCCATACAACTAATGGGTAGGTAGTTAAGACAGTAAATCAGGGGCAAACCAGAGAAAATAGACCGTTAGGTCTGAGAGGAAGTTAAGTGACAGCAGCATATCCAGCAGCCGTAAAGTCTTTTAGCACAAAAGTTGACTTTACCGATACCGTTCTTGCCGAGCATGTAAACACTCTCCAAGAAGAAGTAAACGCTTTACAAGCAAATATTGGAACCTTTATTAAAACAGGTTCTGGTGGAGTTGGTAATTACGATGCTGTAACTACGGCATGGAATACTTTAAAAGACCGTCTTGCAAATATTGAATATGGATTAACCGATGTGTGGACCGCTGTTCCAAGTGGCGGTAGTACTGGACAAGTATTAACTAAATCTTCTGGTAGTGACTACGCAACTTCTTGGACTACAATTAATGCGTTACCTTCTCAAACAGGGAATAGTGGTTATTATCTAACCACTAATGGAACAGCCGCTTCTTGGGCACCTGCAAATACTCAATCAGATAATTTTAGTCAGTTTTTACTTTCTGGTTGTTAGGAGTTCTAGCCTGTGGCTAAATATGGTATAAATTATTATGGTTCATCTAAATATGGTTCGTTTGTTGCGCTTAGATTCTCTGTTCAACCTATGGCGGTATTGGCAACAGAGTTGTCTACTACATCTGAATTTGCAAAAGTCTATGTTACTTGGCAAACACCAAGAGGTGATTTTACTAGAATTAGATTAGTAAGAAATCAAGCAGGGTTTCCTGAAACATCTGAAGATGGCGTCATTATTTATGAAGAGTTTGCTACAGAAGGAACAGTTAGTAGAACTTCAATCATTGATGGTGAAGAAAATCCAAATGACATTCCATTAGTTCCTGGACGTCAGGTCTATTACAGAATGTTTTTGTTTACACAGGAAACAAAAGTATGGAAAAACGCGGGTTCTATTACAGCCATTGTTCCTTCTGACCATGGAATACAGGATAAATTTATGGCAACTATTCCTCGAGTATTTACTAGTGCTGAACAAGGTTCATTAGGAGCAGTAGACTCTGCTTCAGATTTATACAAATTTGTTTCTGGATTAACTTTTGCTCAAGAAGAGTTCTACACTTTAATTGATCTTTTAAAACCAAGACACACTGGATTAGAAACTCCTTTTGAATTATTACCTGCAGAAGTTTTAAACTATGGGTTAGTTTCTGAATCTGCTTTACCAACTAAAAATCAAAAGAGGTTAGTACGTGAAGCACTGTACATGTACAGTCATAAAGGAACAAAGAGTGGTATTGAAACGTATGCCGAATCTTTAACTGGATTTGCTCCAACCATAACTGTTTCTGAAAACCTACTGCTTACAATTCAAGACTCAACTTTCTATGGTGGTATTGGTAATTGGGTTGCTAGTAATGCCGTCTTAACATCTAGCACTGAACAAGTTCCTGACTCAAATACAAATCAAATAGATACAACAAAAACTGGCAAGATAGTTGCATCTAACTCTGGAAGTATGGTGTTAGGTGCTACAAACATAATTACAAAAGGTGTTCCAGTATTACCTAGCACCGCATATATAGTTTCGTGCAAATTAAAGTCCCCTGCAAGTGCGGGTAATATAACTTTATCAGTAAGATTTTATGACAAAAATGGAACAGCAACTTCTGTAGCAAATACCGCTACTGCTGTTGCTGCTAATAATACTTGGAAGTCTGCAAGCAAAACTGTAACATCAGATGCTAGTTCTTCATACGCAATTATAACTATTGCATATAGCGCTGCTGGTACTTACTATGTAGACCAAGTTTGTATGCAAGAGGGCGCCACCGTTGCTTACGACGAAGCCCGTGCTATAGATATCTTTTTAGATGCGTCAAAAATAAATTATATTAAAAATCCTTCTTTTGAAATTAACTCAACAACTTGGGCTTTGAGTGGGGCAACGTTTTCACAAGATGCAAGTGTGCCAACTTATGGGTATTCAGGTTCTTATAGTGGAAAATTTGTTGTTACAAATCCATGGAGTATTACAACAAACTATGAAATTCCTGTAACAGTTGGAAAATATTACACTCTTTCTTGTTCACTTAAGGCATCGTCTGCGTTGTCTTTAACTATGAAAATTAATTTTTATAATGATAGTGACCAGATTGTAGAAACAATAACAGCCCCAGTTTCAGTGACCACATCTTTTGCTACGGCTACCCTTACTGGATTAACCGATTCTCAATCAGACGCTACCTATGCTAAGGTTTCATTTTACGGAACTACTGCGGGAACAATTTTCTTAGATTTGATTCAATTTGAGCAGGCTCAATTTGCAAGCGATTACTTTGATGGAGATTTACCTTCTGAATACGGAGCACTTTGGGCGGGTGTGGTAGGAGAGTCTTATACCTACCTGTATCCAGGTAAGCCAAAGAAGGTTCCACGACTGGCAAAAACCATCGGAGACTGGATTCCCCAAAATGCTTTTTGGCGCATCCGTACTTATGACGGAGTGGAGTATGACAGCCTAACGGTGTAGGATCCTTGGTTATGACTACAGACATAGTTATATCCGTACTACTCACAGGAATGGCAGTTACTTACGTAATTGAATTTCTAGACTTATTTATCTCTGGCTTTATTACTAAGCCAACACTAAACAAATACTTTGCACTTCCATTAAGTTTTTTAGGTCTTTGGGCGCAAATAGATTTGTATTATGATTTCTTTGTTTTGGTTCCTGCAGCAACATTTGTCTCTTTAGCAATCGGGATGTATCTTAATAGACCTGTAATTGTTAAGTCACCTACTCGTTTATCTCAACTATAGGAGAAGTATGAATCTTGCAATAATCTCATTTGAAGACGTGTGTGTTGATGAGGGTATGGAAGCCCTCATTAATAAATACGGCGCAAGTAATGAGTTAACTGTATTTATTCCAGTAACGGGAAATGAAAACCACTTTGTTGAAAACGTTATTGAGGTGTGTAAGAGTCACTCAGTAAAGATAACGTGCTTTATAGTCAATGCTTTGGATATAGATCACTTACTTATCTCTGCAGACGACATAGTGATTACAGACAACCCCGTAAAAGAAATCATCCGTCAAATAACCCCCAACGATGTACTAGGAATGGTTTGGGACAACTCAACCCAGGCTCACATAATCCTTAATGCTGTTGAAGACTTTGGTATTGAGGTCTGGGATATAACTGAGGGACTAGACAAGGTGGAGTTTGACGACTCTGAAGGCAGTACCGATGATCTGTACAATGCCATGATGAGTAGTATGACTGTCTTTGTGGAACACATGGCTGACTACATAATGACTACGGTCCTAGATGTATTGGCTCTTGAGGTAGCAAAACACATTGAAGAGGGGAACAAAGACATCTCCCCGTTTAAGGATGACAACCTTTGAAAATACCTCTAGAGGCTTACTCTGCTCCTCTTACCGATTTTCAGTTCCGACTGCTGGCTGTAATCTGCCACTTAGCGGGCTCCAAGGGCCGATTTAAGACATCTGTAGAGGAGTTATGTAGACAGACTAACAAAACTTCGGACCGAACCGTTAGAACTGCACTCAAGGCGTTAGAAAAACATGGACTGATAATCAGAACTCCTAGCAAGAGGGCTAATGGTTTTAAAGGAATGGACTGGTATGAAGTGGTGGAAAATTACCGCACTACAGAAAAAGATGCTGAAAATTACCGCACTGTAAATTACCGCACCTCACATGACTATAAGTCACGTAGCAGTATGACTAATAAGTCATTAGTACCTAATAGTCTAGATAGTAATAAATTAAAAGATTCTGAATCCAAAGGGATTCTAATGAAAGAGATACGAGTACCTATGAGACAATATCAAGATGATGGAGACAATCTTGCAGGCTTTGGATTGGTCGAACCGAAGGATGCACCGCAACCTAAGATCCGCAAATCCGATCCTAAGACTAGGGGACGACGAGCAGAGCACGAGTGGACCCCAATGGATGTCGCTGCAGAGTTTTCTTTTCGTGTCGGGCGCAAGTACCCTCTACTCCCTGGAACAGTTAGCGTCAAGCAACTTAGTGGAGCCCTTGCCAAATTCAGAAAGCAATACGACACCAACGCATTAATTGAGTTAGAGTTGCTCAGACTCTTTATGGCGGATGAGCGAAACTTCCAGAACATTGGCGACGAAGCCCCAATGCTGTATAAGATGTTCCTTGCTTCTTTTGGAAAGAAGATGAACCAAGCCCGAGAAAATCTTGGACTAAGTAAAATTAACGCCCCATTAGATACAGCAGTTAAGATGGGAACGTTACAAGCAAGCGATGGACGCACTTTCCAGAATTCACTTTCTGGTAGAGCACAACTAGCACGATACGAAAAACGACTAAAGGAGAATGCAAATGGCTAAAAAAGTAGTAAAGACATTTACCGCAAATCTAAATAAGAACCTTGAAAAAGGTGGCGCATGGATGGCTATAGTAAATGTAACAACAGATGGCATCGAAGGTTCTAACGTAGTTAACATGGCTGCATGGTCAAACGCATCAGCAGGCAAGCGTTGGATCAAGAGCCAAGTGCAAGCACTTACACCACGCAAGAGCGTGAAGATGATTGCAGGTCAAGGAAGAGACGCCAAAGGAAAGCCGACTCTATTTGTTGGCGTTGTAACTTTTAAATCTTAAATAATGCTCGAGTTCAGTTTCTTCTGCCCAAGTTGTAAAAAGAAAGTTCAAGGAGTTGCAACTGAACGAGATAGTATGAGTTTAGATCTTAAGTGTTATTCTTGTAATGCTGATTGGGAAAAGGTAATTGTTGATAGGGGGGAAGTATGAAAAGTAGATTAGTTTATCCAACGACTAATAAGTTTCTTAGATTTTTTGGCGATGTAATGTTACTCATCGGTAGTTGGTTTGACCACGTAGGTATGCGCTATGGCGGCATGTATGAAGTGGAGTTTGACGAAGACGATGTATGACATTAATCAACTATCGGCCTTAAAGAAGCACTGGCTACTTCGTAACTCAAACATCCCACGTCGCTTCCTCGGCCTTGAGCCACAAGACCTTGTGGACAGAGCGGGATCCTTTCCTAACGAGGTGACTACGTGGATAGATGACTGCGTTAATGGCCAAGTCATAAAACAAATTGGCCATATCGGAGTTAATGGTGTTGGTCTTTTATTTGATGGAGGACCTGGAATTGGTAAGACAACTCACGCAGTAGTTGCTGCAATGGAGTTTGTTCGCAATCTTCCAGACAATGATGCAGAGGCTGCAAAGGTGTTGGGCATGAGTGCATCTGACTTTGGTCTTGGCGCAAGGCCTGTGTACTACATGACTTACCCAGAATTCTTATCTAGAAAGAAAGCAACCTTTGATTCTGACTTTGAGGATAAGAAGCAGGCCGTCTATGAGATAGATGGCTTTCATGGCAGATCTAAGTTTGATTGGTTAAATGTTCGAATACTAGTTATAGATGACTTAGGAAAAGAATATGGTTCAAAGTACGATGACACATCATTTGATGAGATACTTAGGCTTAGATACGACAAGGCTCTGCCAACAATTGTTACCACTAATGTGCGCCTAGAAAATTGGGAAGCAGAGTATAGGGAAGCAATGGCAAGTTTTGCTCAGGAAGCATTCATACGGGTACCTATAGTCGGAGCAGATTTGAGAGCAGCACAATGAAGGGAATGAGCATGGAGAGTCCTTGGCGGACAGTTCAACTCTTTATCTCTTCTCAGGCTGCGGGTGTGTTTGAGGTTGAAGTTGATACAGGAACAAAGAGGGTTAGGTGCAATTGTCCTGTGTGGAAAAAGACTCTGAAATGCAAGCACGTAAATTTTGTGAATAAAAAAATGAAACTTAATAACGGACACTATTCTATCTTGGTCCCTAGTGAAGTTCCTGAAGAGTTAGCCTCACAAGCAAACATAGATCCAAAGACGTTTCGTGACTTTGTAGTTAGGTATGCTAAAGTCGAGGTACTATGAAAAACGGAGACATATCAAACGTCTCCTCTCCGCAAGTTGTGTGTGTAACAGATGTAGTTGTTCCACTAGTAGAAGAAGTTACTAAGAGGTTACTGACTACAAAAGTAAACCTAACTTTGGGGGAGATCAATCTTCAGAGTGCAAACAAACTTTGGTTACTATCAAATAACTATGGGATTTCTTTAGAGTTAGCAGGTTATGCAGACCAAGGTTGGACTGAAGATTTACTTGAGAAGGCTTTTGAAAAATTAGAGAGGGAAGTTGTTAACCCATTTAACTACTGGCATCTATACGCAGACCCAGGTGAGTTGGTTAGAAAACTTCCTTACCGTGCTAATCTTCGAGGCGTGGTAGATGTTCAATGGCGAGTTGCACGATACGGATCAGCAGGAATAGAACTAGATAACTTGTAAGAGGGGGCATTAAATGGCATCTGACAACGAACATCGTTTAGTCAGCAAGGTCATTCGTGATCGAGACATAGTTCCAGCACTACAACGTGGTGTTAATGAATCTTGGTTTTTAGATGACGATAACCGCAAGGCTTGGTCTTTTGTTCGCAAACACTATGGAGAGTACAGCGAAGTACCTACTGCAGTTACTGTCAAAGATCATTATCCAAATTACAAAGTTTTAGATGTCCAAGACAACATTGAATATCTATTGGACACAATGGTTGACTTTCGTCGCCGCCTTCTTACTCGTCAAGGTTTAGAGACAGCAGTAGGACAACTACAAGACAACAACCATGATGCGGCATTGCTTGCAATGGAAGCAACTATTACCAAGGTTAACGAGCAAGGAATCCTTGGTACACATGAAATAGATTTAACTAAAAATACTGAACAACGATATAAAGATTATCAAGCATTACAAAATGAAGAGTTTTTAGGTATACCTACTGGTTTTTCAAAAATTGATGAAGCAACTGCGGGATTACAGGGCGGTCAATTAATAACTATAATTGCTCCACCTAAAACTGGTAAGTCTCAAATTGCTTTAAAGATGGCTTTGAACGTTCATGCTCAAGGATTTATTCCAATGTTTCAATCTTTTGAAATGAATAACCATGAACAACAACAACGTCACGATGCAATGCGGGCAAACGTTTCTCACGGCAGGTTAAGACGTGGAAAACTTTTACCAGCAGAAGAAAGTAGATACATTGATGTTTTAAATAAAATGGAAACCGAACCGTCTTTTCACTTAATAGACGCTGTAAATGGCATCACCGTATCTGCATTAGCAGCAAAAATTGAACAAACAAAACCAGACATTGTTTTTGTTGACGGTGTTTACCTTATGCTTGATGAAGTAAGTGGAGAAATG